TTGGCTTACCGTCTTTAAGGTTATGTTTCTTCTCGTAGTTGGAAACTGCGGTCTTGGAAGCATCCCCGGCACGGAAATCACCATAGGAGTTAAGCACGTCCGAAAAACTGATACCCTCAACAATTGAGTTTACCTTTGTCTCGTCCGTTACACCCTCTGCTTTTTTAGTAGCGATTCGGGTTAAGATAGCAGTGTCCACCCCAGCGAATTTCTGTTGCAGCCCTGCCAAAATTTGTTCTAAGATTGTCATACCGTATGAATTTGATTTATAAATTTCTACGGTAAATTTCGTTATTTATAAAGAAGGTGAAAAATTATCAGATAGGTGATACACGACAATGAAACGATTGTCGTAAAATGATATAAAAAAGGCGTGAAACCGAATGGAATCACGCCTAAATATTCTTCTTATGAACTAATCAGAAACCCAACATTGCAGCAGGAGGAATATTCAAAACTCGACATAGCAACCTCGCAATTTTGAGGGTCGGTTCCGAACGTCCAGAAATATAGTCATTCACACGCGATGGACTTATTCCAATCTCACCAGCAAGTTGCTTTTGACTCATCCCTTTCTCTTCAAGGGATAGCTCTATCAATTCCGCAACAGTCGGTTTTTCTATCGGATAATGTTCTTTTTCGTATGCTATCACAATATCGGACATAACTGTAAGCTCCACCGCATTCTTATCATTTGAAGGCGTATTGTCATCAACCAATGGCAGAAGTTCCTCCACTCTCGCCAAAGCAAATTCATACTGTTCTTTCGTTACTTTATTCATACTTCTATCTCTTAAATGGTTGAACAATCTATCTTATCGTAATCTTTATGAGTACCAACCCAGCGAATGAAGACGTACCCAATTGTAAACTTAACAACGACAACCAACCGATAGTTGTTGCCTCTGATATTGAAAACGTAGTGTTGGTTGCCTACATAGTCAGCAGAAAGAAAATCCACTTTAATGTCTGATAGGTTCTTCCATTCAGCTTTTTCCGCTATATCATACCAACGTTCTAAGGCTATGCGTGAATCTTCATAGCCTTTCGTCTCGTAGAACTCTTTCAATTTCTTATGTGATACAATCCTCATACCTCTTTTGTTTGATGCAAAAATATGAATTAATTTTGAATTATAAAATTTTTCCAAAGATTATATTCTACAATATAGAATTTAGCAATAAAAAAGCGGAACTAAATTAGCTCCGCTCAATAGTACGATAAGAACATGAAGTAATGAATTATCCTTTGGAGTTAGGAGACGCTGCATTGTTATTCTTTGCCGCTTGTTCCTCCTTGATTTCTGCAAGCTCCTCTTCTACCCTATCAGCGTTCCCAGCAAACATAATGCCCTCACGTCTTGACCATACACCACCACTAACAGCGGAGACAGCCGTAGTAACCTTATCGTTCAAATCATCAATCATATATGGAACCAGTTCTGTTTCTATGTCAATGGTCTGCGATGCCTTGCTAAACTCGGTTGGATTGATAGAGCCTAAAGCGGAAACAATGAAATTTACTCTCCGCTGCAAGAACTCGCCGATAACCTCACCGTGATTTTCTACCGCCATGTGTGCACCCATGAACATAAAGCGGAAAGCGGTTCCTGATGCTTTGCCTACCCCCTTCAACGTCTCAAAGGATATTCTTGGAGTGTTTGACATATCATAAGCCATATTGGTGAGTGTTTCTGCTTCAAATTTTACGGTATCTGGCACCTGATTCCATGTTAAATATCGTGCACCAGCCCCCTCTCCTTCCAGTTTTACCATTCTATCCTTTGTCTTACCAGTGAACCCTATCACTTCACCAATTAATTCCAAAATGGGGAAAAAATGATAGTCGATACAATCAGCATAATTGGATAACAGTTTCTCCAACCGGACCCGGAAAGTCTTAATCTTCTTGCAATAAGGTTCAGGACGATAAGCATAGAGAACCGGTAGTTTTGGGAATCCATGAGCAAAAGGAGTTCTTTCTTCATATCCTTTAGACAAATCCCATTGATAAACCATTTTGTCCGTGATAGTCATAAAGCAGATGACCTCCGAATCATCCATGAGCTTCTTTTTATACTCACGTGAGAAAGCAATCATTTTACCTTCGTCGTTAAAGAACGGGTATAGCTTATCACCTCTGAATGGAGACCATAACACGCTTTTCAGTTTCTTGGTGGGCTTGACCTTCCCCCCGAAAGAAGTCTTTATTTTCTTCCAAAACTTTGCCCAAAACGAATCATCATCGGTAACATACCAATATTCTGCCGCTTCCTGTTCGGAGAGCCAGGCACGGACAATCTTCTTGTTTTGATATTTGATTTTATTAGACTTGAATACAGCCTTTACCGCATCCAGCAGTTTTTTTTCATCATCATCGGTTGGAGTGCAATCCATAGACGGTTCTGTGCCGACCGTGAAAGCTGTTTGAATGTTCACTATATCCTGTTCCAATGGAATGGAGATACGGTTCACCGGTTCAGTCTTATACTTTGCTTCGATTTCATAAGTCTTACCAGTTTTTTCATCGAAGTGTTTCTCTGCTTCTTTTTCAAGAACCTTTCTGTCCGGATATTTCTTTTTGTCAACCATGATTTCATGTCGTTCCGGATTCCAATCATCCCAAAGTTTGCAACGGTCGGGAAGTTCAGTCTTCCTACCTTTCTTCAGGTAGTTTATCTTCTGTCCGATGTCAGGCAATGCTAATATTTCTTCTAAATTCAATGGCATAGTTTATATTTTTAATGTGTGAATATTCCTGTTAAATCTTTCGGTTTCTGAATCTTACCAAGAAGCTCACCCAATACATAGTAACGTACAGCATCTATTCCGTGATTGTCATGGTCTTCCGGTTCGTTGATATAGTTCCCATCCTTATCCTTTGCCCAGACATAATTTCTGTACTCCCTTTGAAGGTTATAAGAACGCTTGGTTATGTAAATATCCATTCCCTGCATCTTGTCAATACCGGCATTGATAGAGCCTTGCCCTTTCTCTACCGGATAAATCTTGATACCTCCGTTATGGATTTCCTGAATAAGTCGTGGGTCTGCACTGTCAGCTATCACCTTTAGATTCCACGGACGGAGAGTCTTAATTATATCCCCAGATAGTAAACCTGTACGGTAATCCATTTCGTCCAAATATAGCGCATTGTCTATGATTCCACATCGGATAGCTGCTGTAGGGTCGTTAGTATAACCAAAATCCAGCCCAATTCCGACCCTCTTACACCACATCGGGAACTCATCCACAATACCCCACTTCTTGAACACAGCACCTTCCGCCACGTCTGCCCAACGGCCGATAACCACATGAGCATACTTTTCAGGATTACTCACCTTCATATCTTCCACCTCTTTCAAGAACTCAGGAGAAAGGTTATCCAAGTTATCAAAATACGTAGTGTGGATATGGAGCACATTCGGATGGGTGGAAACCTGTACTTGTACTCCGTCAATCTCTACCAGTTTATGAGTGTTTTCGATGTATTTCTTGTAGATGAAGTGATTGGAATCGCAAGGATTCATAATGATGATAATCCGGTTCTGAATCCCTTTCTTACGGATGGAGAGCATTATCTTGTCGAACTCATCTTCGCTTGTCCACTCTTCCGCTTCATCGCAGACGAAAGTCGTAATGCCTTGAATGGATTTCAGTTTTGCTGTCTGATTCCCGGAAGAAGTCTTGATACCCCGGAACATGATACGGCTCTTAGTCATCTTATTGACTATATCCGTCTTTGTGGTCTTGAAATATTTCGTGGTACCGTCCAAATCTATCTTCTCCATCATTTCGGGGATGATAGACATACCGGCAGAAACCATCGTGTAACGGGTGTAAAGAATCTGATGCACAATCTTCTCTACGGGAGTCATTTCAAAAGTCAACCGCTCAATAAAGGTAGAAGCATTGAAAGACTTTCCGCTACCACGCCCACCGGTGATAAGAATTATAAATTTTTCCTTATCCTCATATAATGGATGGTAAATTTCTTGAGGTACTATCATTTCAGCTTGTTTTTAATCCAAGAATCAATGTTGATGCCGTGCTCTATGTCTGTTGGAATATCAGCATCTTCATCTTGTTTGCGTTCAATCTTTCTCCAATCCTCATCATGGTGATACAGCCAAACGGACATTGCTTGCAAATTTGGTGCTAACTCACTTTCGCTAACTTGTAATTCGTCCTCACCTGTCAAATTTCCCTCTGAATCACGGAGCTTTCTTACCACGGTGCTTTTGGTTTTTATGCCACCGAGAGCCATTGCAAGGAATTTAGCCCTTACAGTGGCATTGATTGTCGCGCGCCCACGCGCTAAGACTTCGGATATTTCGGTGTACTCACTTTTCTTTTCGCAGAATGTTTGAGGCAAAATCCCTATGGCATAAGCAATTTCCTTGTCAGTGAATCCCTTTTTGGCATAAGATTCCACGAGAGAAAGAAAGTCCTCGCTTGTATAATCAAACTTAGGCTTTCTTCCTCCTTTACCTTTTCTGTTTTGAGATTCACTATTATTCATAAACTTATCCGTTACTTAAAGCAAATTTCCCCGTTCCAATCCTTTTATTTCGATTAGAGAAAAACCACATACCTCTTTGCTTCATAGATGATTCAAACGCATTTATAACACGTGCAGCCCTTGGATTATTTCCATAACCCTTTTGAGTTGTACGAGCCTGCGCCTCTAATCTCCGAAATTGTGCACTTAATTCATTCAAACTTTTCCTTCTGACTCAATCTTCTTCTAAATTTAATTAATCAATCCTTTCTATTTGTTCATCAAATACTTCTCCCTTTATGAACTTCATATCAGGGTCATACCCGAACCTTTCGCAGAATGCGGCTTTAGCTTCATAGGTATCAAAGGACAACATCACATAGGCATCCATGTTCTCGGCTTGCTTCTGTGCGTTTTCTTTCACCTGATGCTTGACCTCTTTCATGTGGGCAACCTTTTCGGCACGTTCCAACTGCTTGGCGGCTTTATCGGCTTCTTTCTGTTCGGAAACTGGGACCATCATATCAGACAAAGCATCCGCAATAGAGTTTTCCTCTTCGGTCTGCAAAAGATAGTCGACACCAATCATATTCAAGTCTGCATCGGTCAGACCTGCATCTTTCCAGTCAATATCAGGAACAATACGGGCAAGAGCGTCAAAATCCCATGTACCTTGTGCATTAGGGTTGTTCATTAGAATGTTTAACTCCTTTTCCTGCTGCTCGTCCACGTCTATGACATCGACACGAATACGGTAGTCGTTATCGGGAAACTTTTGCAATTCGTCCATGACAGACAAACGCTGGTGCCCGCTGACTACGGTAAGCCCGGTACGCTTATTCACAACTATTCCACCTACCAATCCGAATTTCTTGATGCCACGTTTCAGTGTCTTACGTGATTCATCAGATAGTTTTCGGGGATTATAATCCGCAAAGTGAATGGCAGAACGATTAAGTTCCACCGATTCACTCTTTATGTATTTTGATAATTCCATATTAGCCGTTGCTTAAACCCATGTATTGCCTATTCGTAAATCGTTTAAAGGCCATTCCGGGAACATTTCCAGTTATTTTTTCAATATTTTTAGAATATCTTGTAGCCGCTCCACGCACTCTATATATTCTATTCTGAGCACGTTCATTGGTTGCCATTCTTCCTATAGAATCCAATATTCTATCCCTTTGTGAAAATATTTGTGCAATAGATTTTCTTCTAACTCGGCATTCCTCCTATTAATTTTGTTGATTATGATGCTCCCAAAGCACTCTTTCAGCCATTGGGAAAACTTTGTAAATTCTCTGTAAATCCTGCGGGTAATTCTTCTCCATCCAAAGCATACAATCAAGATTGAAACCTACTCCCGAACTGGCTTTCAATGAATACCGAACTGGTTCAGGTAAATTGTGCTGCCTCATATAAGCAAGAATATCCTTTTGTGTCCAATCAGCCAAAGGATAAACCATACCGTTATTCTCGTAACCGTTTACCTCATACCCTTTCAACATAAGCCTACGATTCATACCATCAGCTTTTTTCATGCCCAAGAATGTATAATAAACTCCATGAGTAAGCTGCATAGCCTTTACCACATCTGCCAACTTCAATAGCTTTACTTTCGGATTTGGCACACAATACATACCGCCACGGAGAATATAAGTGAGATTCCAATGTGGTACTTGAACAAACTCTATCTTCGGATACTTGGCTTTAGTCCAGTTTATCCAACGGTTAATATGCTCCAAATTCTTGACAAAGTACATGAACACGCAAACAATCCGGTCAAACTTCGGATAGACTAAATCAAGCAGAACAAGCGAATCCTTACCAAGTGATAAAAACAGTAAAGCCTCATTCGATTTTACCCGAATGAGGTCTATATAACGGCTCGCTTGTTCTACCTTGTTCATAGCTAACCACCACTTAAACCAAATGAAGTACGAAGGTCACTATAACGCTGTCTGCGCGACCCCAACTGTGATGTACCAGCTTCACCGCCACGTCTGGCAACCAATCTACCACCAGCCCCGGCACCGTTCATATTTCTGCGAGGCCCGGCTACTCTGTTAATTCTTCTTGCGACTCTGCTTTCTAATTTTAAAAGTTAAACAAATCAATCTATATGTTTTTCTAATATCTTACCCAAAGTATAATCCATTTGTGCAGCAAGATATTCTTCGCCTTGATGTTCGTAAACAATATCATTACCGTTTTCATCTGTGAGAATAACAGCTTCTGCTGCTTTCACTTCAACGATAATATAAGGACGTTTACCTGTATATGCACCTGTCAGAAGCTTGATTGCATCGTACTTGATAGGCTTTAATTCTATTTCACCCTCTTCAGGCAGTTCTGCATCAGCCGGATATTCTTTACCGCCACATAGGTAAGTGATATACTTCTTAGCGTTGGTTGGCCTGATTTCACGGTATTCGTGGGTTTTCTTGCCTGCCAAAATTTCATCGAAATACTTCTGTTTGATGCTTAATGTAAGAATGTTCATAATCGTGTCAAATTTAAATTAATACTCAATAGTTGCGGAAACAGGACTCGAACCTGTGACCACCGCCAAGTCAAAGCGGTAAGCTAACCAACTGCTCCATTCCGCGATAGTACCCCAAAGGTACTACCATAACCAAAGATAACGAAATATCTTCAATCGTTATACACGACAATCGGCTTATTGTCGTGAACTAAGCCATTTGTCCCGTCTTTCTCTACACGCCTCTAAGGTAGGCGCACAACAAGCAAAGAGTTCACCACTTTCAGTACGGTAGTCGTACTGGTACATTCTCACTCTCTTACCTCTCAACCTGGTGTTGTAGGTAGTGTAATTCTCTTTACTGGGCTGGCATACGCTGCAACCTCTTTCGTCGTTAATTGAGTTCATAATCATTTATCAATACTTACTTAGTAATTTGTAAAACATTCGCCTTTTCTCTATGTATTTAAGACCGTTTCGTCTAAGACCTCGCTTTGATTTTGATACAGTCATTTGGCAACCTGCAACGCCAACGTAGATGCAATTTAAATGATGCCTTTTAGCTTGTTTTAAAGCCCACCGAATTGATTCACGGCAATATCTGTAACTATCATTCTGGACACCCTCATAACCTTTACTCATTATGAAGTGGCCTATTTCATTTGCTTCTTCTTCTGAATAGCATATTGTGAATATATTATTCATTGCTTCTTTGCTTTACTTGTTCAACTAAAAATCTTTTAAACTCAGACTTATATTCATTGAATATTATCTTGTATTGCCGCCCTAATTTAGGTAGCTGCTCATAGCCCTTACCGTGCAAGAACTTGGCAACCAACTCTATCTTTTGGCGGTTGTCGAAGCCTCTATCTTTGCATATGTTGGTAATACATACATTCGCCTTGCTTGATGGTTTCTTTCCAAAAGATGGTACATACCCACGCGCCTCATGTACATAAGTTCTTGGATAGCCAACCTCTTCACCTAAATATTCACCTGTGATGCAATCAAATTCACCACTAATTAAACTATCTGCTATTTCACCCATAATAATCTATATTTAATGTTTCACATTCAATCTTTCTTCACTCGTATAAGCCACTACAAGCCCAGTTTCATCATGCCGTATCGTGACATACTTCTCGCCTCTCTCTATGGTAGAAAAGTCGTATGGTGTACATAGCTTACCCAATACTTTGCCCAATTGCTTCATCAGTGGGGCTTCGGGGCTGATAACTAAAACTAAATCCGCTTCCATAATCGTGTGTATTGTGGTAGCCCAAAGGCTACCGGATTAGAACTTATGCTATTTCTATGCTTATTATATCCAAAATATTGTCAGTAATCATGCTATTTACGCTTAATTGGGCAGACTGAATATTGTTATCAACCATCCATCTTTTCGCACGATTAACAGCGGTTTTCTTACTACTGCCGTCCGGTATCAATGCACCCAAATCATTATAATCATCATCTAACAGTTCAAAATAATATCGCTTCATAATCTTCTATATTACGCAGGGCTTTCGCCCTGCTGGTTATTATGCTATCTTTAGCTCTTTAAGTCTCATATCTACCAATGATTTCAGCTTGCGAGTATCAAATAGTGGACTTCTATACCCATCTTTGATAAGCTGTATCATTTCTTTATAACCAACCTTACATACAACCTCTGTCTTCATGCTGTTATCATAAATAGCAGAATTGCAAGCGGTTATTGTGAATGCCATTGTTTTGTAACCTTTATCCTTCTTCATGATAGATGCAAACAAATACATATATACAGCATTTTTCATGCTATTCAAGGCATCTTCTTGACTGGCATTTACCTTTCTACCACCTAAAAAGTCACCACATTCAATTTCTTGACCTTTTTTGATAATAGACAATGTACTGATGTACATTTTAATATCTGTTGCTTTCATATCTTCTATGTTTTAATTGTTAGTAATATTGGTTTCTTTTATATAGCTAAGATACTGATTATTAGCGATGTGTACAAATATAATCATCTGATTAACAGTGAGTTAAACTCGATTTAACTTAAAGTTGGATATTGACATGTTCATTTCAGTCGCGCTTTGTATGAATACCGTCCAATGATATGTGCAATGCTTTTTCATATATCGACTTATCACAATTAGAAAATAATCGTTAACTTTGTTCATACTTTTAAAATTATAGGTGCATGAAAAAAATTGTGACTTTATTTGCAACCGTGCTTCTGTTATACGGTTGTGGAAGTGTTCCTTTGACAGGCAGGAAACAGATGCTGCTTGTATCCGACTCCGAAGTGCTTTCATCAAGTCTGACCCAGTATTCGGAATATATCAAGTCGGCACCGATATCAAGTAACGCGACGAAGAAAGCGATGGTGACACGTGTCGGAAAGAAAATAGCCGCTGCCACGGAACAATACTTGGAAAATAATGGAATGTCCGGTGAGGTGAGGAACTTCTCATGGGAATTCAATCTGGTTAAGGATAATCAGGTGAACGCTTTCTGTATGCCGGGAGGCAAAATCGTTGTGTATGAGGGACTGATGAATCTGGTTTCCTCTGATGACGAACTGGCTGTAGTTATCGGACATGAAGTGGCGCACGCTGTGGCCAAGCATAGCAATGAGCGTATGAGTCAGCAGCTGGTTGCACAATACGGAGCGAAAATTTTTGGGGAGGCTCTCAGTGGAAAATCCGCCGCCATACAGAAAGCCGGGAATATAGTCTATGGTCTTGGGGCACAATACGGTGTGATGCTTCCATTCTCACGCAAACATGAAACCGAGGCTGACTATATGGGGCTTATTCTTATGACGATGGCTGGTTATAATCCGAATGTGGCCGTCACATTCTGGCAGAAGATGTCGGCGGGCGGATCGGGTTCAGTGCCAGAGATCATGAGTACGCATCCGAGTGACGCAACACGTATTAGTGACATAAGGAAACATTTGCCGGAGATGAAGAAATATAAGTAAGCTTTAGAAAGTTACTGTAAAGTATTTGAAAAAACTTTAGAGAATGGTACAAAAAGGCGTGAAACCAAATGGAATCACGCCTAAATTATAATAAAACTCTTAAAAAGGTGTACATAATTACCAATCCTTAATTCTCTAACATCAATCATAATAACGCTGCAATCTTACGCACCTTATTAATTCTCTCCATAAACCTGTTGTCTTTTTTTGCCATTTGCAAATTATAAGATGTTTGCATTTTGAGCAAAGGTTCCGCATCTAAATCTAACGCGGCTTCTAGGAGCATAGCATATTTTGTATTTAGTGAACGCTTTGCATTCAGAATTTCATTTAATACAGTATAAGACACACCCATCTCTTTAGCAAGTTTCTTTTGAGAAATACCCCTAAATTCAATTTCATCTTTTAATACTTCTCCCGGGTGTGTCGGTTCAAAAGGAATTAAGTTATTAGCTATCATTTTAGGGTCTACGCCATCTATTTTAATCATAACTTTCTATTTATAATGGTTAGACAATTCAATTATATTACAGATGGTAGTCACTACTTCACCTTGCACCTCTGTGGTTGTAAATTCAATACGATATTGATTGTTTACTCTAACAGAGCAAAAGTCCTTTTTGTCCCCTGATAATTTTTCAAAACTCAGCCCATTGTATTTACAAAGTGAAGTTACATCAGGGACACTGATTATTATATCTATACAACGTTTATATCTACGTACGATATCAGGTTGAAAACGATGCTTTTTATCATTCGCCTTTCCAAACTCATACAATTCTTTCAGATACTCTTTATCAAACGTTACTACCATCTCATTTGTTTCTTTAATGCAAAGATAGCATTTTAATTTTATTCATTCGCATTTTTGCGAATAATTTTCTTTAAAAAAAAATTAGCGACAACTCCAAAGAATCACCACTAACTATTCTATTTTTCTTATCACAAAATTGTGAACTACCGCTAAAGTAAAGATTTAGGGGGCTTCAAATACGATTTTCAATAAGCCAAGAATGCTGGAAAGCCACGCAAATTTGGCATAAAGTCTGATTGGGAGCTTTCATAGAGCTATATTTCCCATTAAGTGCATTTCTTTTTAAGTATTTCAACACATTCTTTATCCCATCATCGAAACCATGCTTATACCCTTTAGTATATTCCCCTATAGTATATACCGCCATTGACAGAAAAAATAGAAGGATACCTACAGGCTTATGCCAACCGGGCAACGAGATGGAAAACGGTTTAAATGTAATTGTTAGATCTCCGACCCATAATAGGGCGATAATACATATGATTGTAAATATAATTGTTTTCATAATCATATAAGTTTTAATGCTTCCTGTAATCCTGCTTCAAGTGCTTCCTCGTAGGTATTATAACGGATAATAGGTCTGTCAGACAATCCTATCAAGTCATGTCTCGGAATTGTCAGTATATCATACGTCCAATAGTTTTCATACATATAGGATATTTCGATATGCAGGTTCTTGGTTTCACGTATCCACTTTTGTGCAATGGACTGAGCGGGACGACTATAACACAATTTTGGCAAATTCTTATTCGTTCGGAACACAGATTGCATTATCCGATTATCGTCTTCTTTAATAATATCTTTACAATACTCATTAAATCCTTTCTCTCTTAGCAGCTTCGAAAGAATACCCCATTGAACGCATAGACCCCATAAGAGTATCAGCTTGTGGAATGCTTTGTCTATAAGTA